AAGCGATCTTTGTAGACGCCTGTGGTGATCCGTTCACGGGTGCGGCTGATCATAGACGGACAGGGCGCGGAAAATTCTCATCGGTGACGACGCGAGTGACTACGGATGAGCGGGCGTGAACTGGGCTGTCACGATGGTGTGAAATTGTGATCCTATGCACGATGTTGGGCGTTGACGTTCGTAGCTCGGCCTTATATAAACCGTGCGTCTGTTGTTGCAAGTCCCCCTCGTGCCCCTGAGTCAGACAGGAGTTGGTACATGTCGTCGTCTGGTCGGCGTCGTTCGCGTCGTGTTGTCTTAACGCATGAAGAGTATGTGGCGTACACGCGGTATCATTCGCTCGCCGTTCCTTTGCAGCGTCTTATCCGCCGTTTCGTTTCCGAGGTGTGGCGCGCGCGGAAGACGGAGGGAGCATCGCCTGGAGCATCTGCACGGCGAGGATGCGGGCTTCGGGCCGTAGCGATCGGTACGCCTCGATAAGCGCCTGCTCTTTGGGGTCGGGGCGTAAATCGAGCAGTTCGTTCAGCGTGTGATCGAACGCCCCGGCCATCGCCGCCAGCTGATCGAGATCGGCTTCCTGCTCGCCGGATTTGTACCGGCTCACCCATCCCTGTGTCACCCCCACGGCCTTAGCCACGGTCGTTTGGGTGATCTTCGGATTGGCCTCCATCCAGCCCGTAATCCGCTGACGCGCTAAATCAGCTAATCGCCTCATTTCAGGCCGATTCTAGGGTGCTTGACAAGCTATGTTGGTTTGACATATGTTTATCTCACATGAAACGCCGATTCACTTCGTTGGCCGACTACTTGGCGCGCGGCCCCGAGACGCAGGAGCAACTAGCCGCGCGTTTGGGCGTCTCGCAATCAGTCATTTCTCGTGCCGCCAATTACGGCGTCGGCAGTTACAAGCTCCTGAAAGCACTCGCCAAGGCTGGCAACTTCCCCCTTGAGTCGTTCGACCGAAAGGATGCCGCGTAATGTTGCTGGCCTCCTCCACGATCAACTGGCTGGCCTACAAGCCCCTGCTGACCTGTGAAGACCTCACGGCGATTTATCCGTACACCCTGCGCACCATCCGCAACATGGCGGCGGCGCGCAGTCCCAAGATTCCCACCCCCTGCGGGACGCGCCCGTTCGTGTTCCGCCGGGACGATGTGAAGAGACATTACGAGCGTCTTTCAGCATGAGCGCCATCCTTCGCGGCCCCGAATGCGGGAATCAGTTGGCTTCTACGGACTTCTCTTTGGCCGACATTCGCCGCTTCTGGCTGAAGTTCCAGGTCGGTGGTGATGGCTGCTGGTTGTGGAATGCCGGCCGATTTGAAAACGGCTACGGCCGTTTCAAGATGGGCCGCAAGTATCTCGCCGCGCACCGCGTAGCCTTCGCTCTGGCGCATGGCTACTTGCCTTCCGGCGTAGTCGTAATGCATTCGTGCGACACGCCTACTTGTGTCCGTGTTTCGCATCTGGGTCTTGGTAGTCAAGCCGAGAACGTCTCGGACGCCATGCGTAAGGGGCGGTTCCATGTCTCTCATCCCAAGAAGCAGCGACTGACTCAAGCGCAGGTAGACGAAATCAGATCGTCGAAAGAAAGCCATCGCGCCTTGGCAGAGCGCATGGGCGTGTCTGCAACTCATGTTGGCCTGATTCGGCAAGGTCTTAAACGCCAATTTCCCGAAAGGATAAGCGCATGAACTCAGAACCCATCGCTTCCGATTTGTCCTATCTCGTCCTTCAAAAGCGCCGTGAGCGTGGCGAGTTGGGCGCGGGTGTCCTCAACAGCCGCAATGAGCGTCTGTATGCGATCCCCTCGTTGATCGCCCATCGTCGGCGGTTCATCGCGGACCCGGATCAGTTCTCGACGGATCGGGCGCGTGTCACGCCGCTCTCGGTCGCGGTCGGTGAGCGGGATTCCGAATAGGTCGGTATTCATCATGTCACCCATGCTCGCTCAACCGAACTTGCCGACGCCTCTCCTAGTAACGGAGAAGGGCGCACGAAACGCGAAAGCCGACATCCGGTTATCGGAGATCAATCCGCTCTACGCGCAGATTGGCGGCTGTTTCGATGAAGTGCGCTGCGCGTTTCGGCTGTCGTTGCAGGAGTTCGCGGCGGCATTGGGGAAGGACGAGCGCCAGGTGAAGCGGCAGATCGAAGGCAAGGAACGGCCGCAGATCGAAGCAGTGTTTGCCGTGGATCGCTTTCAGGGGCCACTGGTGATTGCGCTGGCGCGACTCGCGGCCGGCGTCGAAGTGGACACGGTGATTCACGTCAGGAGAACGGCATGAGCATCCCCAATTTTGATCATCGTCTCGATGCCCCGGTGGATGAATCGCCGCTCGAGGACGAATCCACCTTCCCCTGCGCCTGTGGTGATCCCGATTGCGTCGGCTACTACAGCGACGGCCCGGCGCTCATCAAGATCGGCAAGGCGTGGTACGCGTCGGAATGCCCGATGGGGAATCAACTGGATCAGATCGTCAGCGGTCGCGTGGCGGAAGCGCGGCGGGATGAACGGAGGGACGACCGATGATCGTCATCCTTCTCGCCTTGCTGGTCGCGTGGTCGTGGGTCTGTGTGACCGCTGGCCGTATTTACATGGAGATGAAGTGATGAAGCACAGCGAAGCAATCAACGAAATCGGCGCGGCCCTGGCGAAGGCGCAACTGGTGATGAAGGGCGCGAAAAAGGATTCCGCGAACCCGTTCTTTAAGTCGAAGTATGCGGACCTGTCCAGCGTGGCCGGCGCGTGTCTCGACCAGTTGAACGAGAACGGGATTGCGGTGGTGCAGGCGCCCTCCACGTCGCCCGATGGGGCGGTGTCCGTCGAGACGATGTTCCTCCATGCATCCGGCCAGTGGATGAGCGAAACCGTGACCGGCAAGCCGAAGGACGACGGGCCGCAAGCCCTCGGCTCGATGATTACCTACCTGCGCCGCTATGCGCTGGCGGCGTTCGCGGGTGTGGCGCCGGAAGATGACGACGCCGAAGCCGCGGAAGGCCGGAAGGACACGAAGGCCGTGGCCGCGAAGCCGGTGAAGCCGGGCGGGTTCGATGACTGGCTGATCGACCTGGAAGCCGTGGCCGAGGAAGGGACGCCCTCTCTGGAAGCCGCGTGGAAGAAGTCCAAGGCCGAATACCGGACGTATCTCACGACGACGAACAATCCCGGATGGGAAGCGATGAAGGCGAAAGCCGCGAAGGTGAAAGCGGTGGCCGCGTGAACCCGAACATCCAGATTATCGACGCCGAGCAGCGGAGTGCGGCATGGTTCGCCGCGCGAGCGGGGCGATTGACTGGATCAAAAGCCGCCGACGCGATCGATTTCCTCAAGACCGGATCGAAGGGCGAATCGGCTAAACGCAGAGATTACCGCTTCCAGCTTGTGGCCGAGCGTCTGAGCGGATGCCCTGAAGAGGACGGCGACGGCTTTGTCAGTGAGGCGATGCAGCGTGGCATCGTGAAGGAACCCGATCTGCGGCGGTCCTATGAGGCCGTAACCGGCAACGTCGCGCAGACGACCGGCTTCCTGTCGCATTCGTTGTATATGGCCGGGTGCAGCCTGGACGGGCACGTGGGCAACTTCGACGGGATCATCGAAGGAAAGTGTCCCAAGACCTCGACCCACCTTCGCTATCTACGGGAGGGTGTCGTCCCGAAGAACTATCTCCCGCAGATTCTGCACAACCTGTGGATTTCTGGCGCGGCGTGGTGTGACTTCGTGAGTTTTGACGATCGCCTCCCCGAGTCGATGCGGATGTTTATCGTTCGCTACGAACGTGACGAGAAGGCGCTCGACGCCTACGTGGACCAGGCGTTGACGTTTCTCGCGGAGGTAGACCTGGAAGTGAAGTCGTTACAGGGGTGGAAGGTTTTCGAGGGGGCAGCGTGAGCGAGCAGAAACAGGACGAAAAGGTCGGGGCGTTGTGGTCGAAGTCATCCAGCCGCGGCGAATTCTTCACCGGCAACATCGAATTGAAGCCGGAGCAGATCGCGGAGTTGCAGGCCAATGGCGGCAAGTTGGCCGTGGTCGTGTTTCGCAACGACAAGAAGACGGGCAATCAACCCGACTGGCGCATCTTGAAGTCGAAACCGAAGGACGCGGCGCCGGTACCGACCGGCCCGGTGGCGGACATCAGCGATCAGGACGTGCCGTTCTAGTCATGCCGAGCCCCATGTCCTTTAAGCCCAATCCCAAACCGGCCCCGCGCTGGATGGAAAAGGCCAAGAAGGTGGCCGACGCGAAGAAGGCCGAGCGCGAATGCTACGCCCAGGTGGATCGGCGGGATTCCAACTGCTGCCGCGTCTGCCGAGCCCGTGTGGGCGGGATCGGGATGCTGCAAGCGGTCCACCATCACCACTTGGTGTATCGCTCCAAGGGCGGCGATCACGACACCGGCAACGTCCTGAGCTTGTGCGTGAAGTGCCACCACGCGGTGCATAACGGGGAGATTCGGCTCTCGGGGAATGCGGATCAACGGAGCGCGATTGGTGTCCTCAATGGCGTGAAGCTCGAGCGCGGCACCGATGCCGGCTGGAAGGTCGAGGGCTGGCGGTGAGTGTGCGTGAGCGCATCAAGGAAATCCAGTCCAAGCTCCGCGACGGCGCCCTCACGCCCGACATGGCGCGGGAAAGCCTCGTGACGCTCACAGCCCTCATGGGGAACGTGAACGACGAACAGCGGGCCGCAGACCACGAATACAAGCTGGTGCTGCTCGGGTGCTTACAGGGCGACGAAGCGGCGAACCGGGCGCGGATTCGAGCGGAAGTGACGCCCCAGTATCAACGGGCGCGAGAAGCGAAGGATACCGCGGCCCTGGTGGTGGAGATGATCCGCAGTTGTAAGTCGTATCTGCGATCGCTGGATGAAGAAATGCGGCTGAGCCGCTAGAAGTTTCTCAACGCCTCCGAGCCAAGCCGGGAGGCAGTTACTGAAGGCACGGCACCGATGTAGAAGCTTCTAAGGCTTTGGGGGTCGGTGGGGAGTGTGTAGCTCTCGGGCGTTGAGAACGTAAGGAGTTTGACTGGCGCGAGGGCCGAATCCATTAACGGGTGAGGGCGAAGACCTCGCGCTAGTCGAAGTTAGCCGCCCTACCTGGCGGCTGAACGGTGTGGCACCGAGCCGGGCTACTTCGGTGCAAGTTTTTAAGCAGATTTCACTATGAAAACACTTGCGGCGTATGGTATGTTGGCGAGCAGAACACGGACGTTAGCAGCGCCCGCGTTCCCGTCAACCAAAGCAGAGGTAGCTGCGATGATCTTCGTTGCCCGCCGCTCGTATTCTATCTATTCGTCCGTGGGGTCTGTCTAATGGCCCGCATCCGGACGATCAAGCCTCAGTTTTTCACGTCAGAAGATGTCACCGCGTTAGAGCCTCTGGCCCGGCTCCTATTCGTCGGCCTGTTCACGGAATGTGACCGTGACGGGCGTGTCGAGGATCGCCCCAGAACGCTCAAGATGCGGTTACTCCCAGAGGACGAGTGCGATCTGGACGCGCTCCTCTGGACCCTCGTAGACGGCGGGTTGATCCGCCGCTACGAGGCCAACGGACAGGCCATCATCCAGGTTTCGGGGTTTCAGAAGCATCAGAAGCCGCACCCGAAAGAGGCCGCGTCCATCCTTCCCGCCGATGGTCAAGACAGGGAAAAACCACACCTGAAAACGGCTAGCCCTGAAAAGGTTGTCATCCTTCCCGTCGAGAACCCGTCGAGTCCCCATAGGAATGGAAGGGAAGGGAAGGAGTTTCAGGAAGGGAAGGGAAGGGAAGGGAACGAAGGCGCGCCTTCGGCGCTGGCCCCCACCACGCCAACGCTCATCGCTCGAAATGAAAACGTGAAGTGGGATCGTCGCCACGGTCAGCACCTGAGCGGGTTCTGTGATTGGGTCTGTTTCGATGAGGCGCAGGCACTGGAGTTTGCGGGCAAGGTGCCCGGTGACGATCACGCGCTCAAGCTCCGGCAAGTCAAGGAATGGGCGCTCGACATCCGCCGCCAGTGGTCGGATCGGATCGTGCCGGACGGCTCGCATTTCGACTTCTGGCGTAATCGGTGGACGGAGACGCACGGCGGCTCACGGCCCTCGACTGGTGCGCTGAAAGCCACCCAAGGCGCCAACGCGATCGATGAGGCGTTCCGATGATTGGCGTGATTGATCCGCCGCGCATCGCTGCCCTCAAAAAGGCGTTCGCCGCCTATCGCGCCGTGCCTTCCGAAGAGACGGCCCGCGCCTACAAAGACGAACTTGCGGACATTCCCGATGACGTGCTGGTGAAGGCCGTCGACGCCGCGATTCAGGGCGAAGCGTTCATGCCGACCGTTGCCAGGATTCGCACGTATGCGGATCGGTTCCGGCCCGAAGTGCCCGCGCTGCCGGAAGGCACGTTGACCGCGAAACATTATCTCGCGGGTGAAGTCGCGCCGGTCGAAGACAACGATCCGATCCTGTGGCGCTACTGCTCGATGTGCCGCGATACCGGATGGGTGGAAGAAGTCCGCGCCGTGAAGCCTCCTTACACGATGCCGGTGGCGGTTGGTCAGCACGACAAGATCGAACGGCGCGTGATCGAAGTCGAACGCAAGAGCTATTTCTCGCGTTGCAAATGCCGCCCGACGAATCCGAAGTTGATCGCGGATCGTCAACGCACGGCGAAGTATTCGCGGGAAGCGGAGAAGTGATGCAGAAGTTTGATCGTCGTCTTGCGGAGCGCAGAGGCCGATGACTAAAGGCGATTCACTTGGCGATCGGATGAAGGGCCAGTATGAGAACCGTGCGCGGTTCTCGCTGCCTCGTCGCACCTACACGATCATCCGGTGCGATGGGAAGGCGTTCCACACGTTCACGCGCCACTGCCAAAAGCCCTACGACATGAATCTGGTGCTGGCGATGGATGCGGCCATGCTCGCGCTTGTCAAAGAGGCACAAGGGGTCGCGCTGGCCTACGTGCAGAGCGATGAAATCTCCGTGCTACTGACGGACTTCGCCACGATTCAAACGTGCGCCTGGTTCGATGGGAACGTGCAGAAGATCGCATCTGTCGCCGCATCTGTGGCAACGGCAGCTTTCAACGCCAACTACGGCGGAAGTCAGGGCGCGAGTCCCGCTCACTTCGATGCGAGGGTATTCACAATCCCCGATCCGGTCGAAGTCGAAAACTACTTCATCTGGCGGCAACAGGACGCCACGCGCAACAGCATCAGCGGACTGGCGCAAGCGCACTTCTCCGCGAAGCAATTACACGGCGTCAATAACAGCGGGATGCAGGACATGTTGATGCTTCAAAAGGGCATCAACTGGAACGACCGACCCGCCGAAGAAAAGCGCGGACGGTGCGCGATCTATGACAACGAAGCATGGCGCGTTGATCGTGAGATCCCGGTGTTCACGGCGGATCGTGCGTATCTGTCCTCGCGGATTCCAAGGATTCCGGCATGACCTACCGCGTGATTTTCGACGGCACCGATCAAGGCGCATGGGGGCGTTTCCTCTTCGCCCCGAAACATGCCCCAGTCGATCCTCAGCCTGTCTCTCGTCACTACGGGATGACCACGGCAAGAGTCAGAGCGTTGAGAACTGATCCGAAGTTTCAGGACTGGTTCACCATCGCGGACGTGAAAGCGGCGACAGGTTTTGATGGTCAACAGACGAACTCGGCGCTAACCAACCTGGCCAAGTCTGGGGATGTGGTGCGAGAGCGGGAATTGGTGAGCCGGTCGAATCGGTGGGGCGTCTGCCAACGCTATAGGTTCACGCGATGACCCAACAGCCCTTGATCCTGCTCGCGGTCCACGATGCCGCCCAGAAGCTCACGGGAGCCTTCCTGAGCGCATTACACGATGGTGGCTGGCATAAGGGCCGGGAACTGTGCGCGTTGCTAGGAACGGACGAGCGCACGATTCGGAAGATTGCCGATCAGAGCCGTGGATCGGTCATATCGAGCGACCGCGGTTACAAGCTCACGGCCTTTGCGACGGTGGAAGAAGTGGATCACGCGGAGCGGCGGTTACTGAGCCAGGCGCGGAAGATGACGGAGCGGGCGACGGAAATTCGGCGGTGTCGGAATCAGGGCGGGAGGGCGGCATGAAGCCACGTTACGGGTACGCCTTAGTCCATCGCCAAGGGATTGTCGCGGCGAGCTTGGACATGGGCCAGTTTGTCTACGCGATCTACCAGACCAAGCGAGCCGCCGCGATCGTGCAGCGGGAGTATCCCCATTGCCGCGTGGTGCGCGTGCGGATTGAGCCGGTCGAGAAATGAGACGCGCCTTCGCCAACCGCGTGGATAACACCGCGAAAGAACTGGTGGCCTACGCCAAGAGTATCGGGCTTGAGTTTGATCCCATCGGCGGGAAGCTCGACGGCTTCATCTGGCTAGGGCAGCACGTTCGACTCGTGGACTTTAAAAGCCCCGGCGGATCGCTCACGGAGGCTCAGGCGAAGCTTTTAGCGCGTGGATGCCCTGTGAGGTTCATCACCACGCCGACGCAGCTAGACGCCTTAAAAGCGGAATTGCTGAGGGCCGCGTGAGCCCCTACGCTCAATCCAACGCCTGTCTGGAATGCTTGATCCGTCCGCGCAAGCTGGCCTCGAGAACAGGTAGATGTAGTCGTTGCACCAATCAACGGCGAGGGATGAGACGCGGAGGGGGGAAGTGACGGTCGGGAGCCTCTTTGCCGGCATCGGAGGCTTTGACCTGGGGTTTAAGCGGGCCGGCTTTGAGATCAAGTGGCAGGTAGAGATTGACGACTATGCAAACCGAGTCCTCGCCAAGCACTGGCCGAACGTCAAGCGATACGGAGACATCAGAGTCATCGACTGGTCAACCGTTGAGCCAGTTGACGTTGTTTGCGGAGGCTTTCCCTGTCAGCCGCATTCGACCGCTGGTCGACGAATGGCGAGCGCCGACGAGCGCGACCTGTGGCCCGAATACCTCCGTTGCATTCGCGCGCTTAAGCCGAGGGGACTCCGATGGGTTGTGGGTGAAAACGTCGCAGGGCTTCTCTCAAGTGACGATGGGCGGTTCTTTGGAGGCATTCTCCGAGACCTGGCCGAGAGCGGGTTCCGTGTCGAATGGGATTGTATTCCAGCATCCGCCGTTGGCGCCCCTCACCAAAGAGATCGGGTCTGGATCGTGGCCGACGCCAACGGCTCGGGATCACAAGGATGGCAGCGCGAAGAGTTGCGCGAACGTGCCGGCGAACGGGTTATTGGGCCGAGTCGTTCACCTCTGGCCTACACCAACCGCATCGGACAGCGCGGTCAAGGTCGGGATGCGGCCATCGAGGGCGGCGACAAATCGGACGACGGGATACCTCAACGAGACGATCCCTGGAGCGTTGAACCCAACGTGGGTCGAGTGGCTCATGGGGTACCCGCTCGGGTGGACAGACTTAGAGGACTCGGCAACGCGGTCGTCCCGCAAATCCCAGAATGGATCGCGCACCGCATCAAAGAAGCGGAAGGGTTAACCGCATGAATGAATCCCAAGTCGTCGGTATCTCCGTCTTCTTCCTGATCCTCCTGGTGATCTACGGCGGTCTGCGCTTCCTCTCCTATTGGGGCGCCCAAGAAAGTCAAGCGCAAGTACGACGGATGCAGCGATACATGCAGGCGAATAGGGAGTCGAAATAGATGGGTCACTTACAAAGCTGTGCGTCACGACAGGGGCACGAGTGCGACTGTGGATTCGATGCGCTGCTGACTGATAGCGCAGGGCTCGCGGCGGTCGGTAACGATACCACCGTAGTGCCTACACCGCAGCTCACGCACGACGAGCCGATGCTGTGTGGCGGCTGTGATGCAGCGATGGCGATGTGCGTCTACTGGAAGATGCACGGCTACGTGGCCTGCTGTCCCGAATGCACACATGGACAGAAGCCCGCGACCGGCAACCGAGTATCGTCTGAAACAAGCGGATCGCTTCGGAGCGCAGCGCAGAAATGATCTCCCAAATCGCCCACTTATTGCGCTTCGGATCATCCTCCCATGATCTCCACCACGGCCGAGATGACCGCGGGAGATTGATCGAGGAGTCAACTAAATGACGTTCTGGCGCTACCTCCTGCAAGGCTCCGATGAACTCTACCTGCCGAAGGACTGGCTGGAAGGCCCACGCGTCCGCGAATACACGCGCTACACGATGCGCCAACTGCAACAGGGCGCGGTGATCTCGGATGTGGCCACGATGCGGCGCAGGGCCTTCTGGGAGGCGCAGGCGGCAAAGAAACATCAACCGGCCAATGTCGCTCGGTTCGAACGGAAAGGTGCGCGATGACGATCAAGACGGACGAGACGACGCCGACCCCGAGACCGTGGAAGTGGTTTCACTATCCAGACGGCAGAAAACTGTTGTGCGCGGCTAACAGGGCCGTGATTCATTGCCCTGATTCGCAGATGACTATCAACGATTCCGACGCGGAATTAATCGTCCGTTGCGTGAATAGCCATGAGGCGCTAGTGGAGGCGCTGCAAGGGATGTTGGATCGATACACGGGGCTTGTGAATAGCGGGGACGCGGGTAACTGGAATCCCGAAGATGAGCCTGACGTTATCAAGGCCCGTGCCGCCCTTCAGCAAGCCGGGGTGACCAAATGAAATACAAGAATCTGCCAGTGAAAGCGTGGGCCATTAAAGACGGCGGCAAGATCATGGTCTTCGATGCCCGATGCCCCGTGTATTGGTTGCGGAGAGTCGCGGCGTCCGAGGCGGCCATGCGTGGTCTGGTCAACGCGGAAATCGTGCGCGTGTCCATCAAGGATTCTCGCCGATGACGAACCTCCCACCGCTGAGACAATTGAGTGAGGCGCAGATTAAGGCGCTGCAATACGCCCGTGCGTTGTGCGAGGGTCGATTAGATGTTGAGGCACCGTTCTACGCGGAGATCATTCGCGGTTACGTGGCTGAATTAGACGCCCTTCTGCGAGTCTCAGGACGACGAGAAGAACAGAAGAACGATGCGGACTGGCAACAGGATGCTTTGAAGGTCTTGAAGTGGCTCGACGTGCAAGGCGGACTAGGCCACGACAAACACGACCGCATTCGCAAGCTGATCGAATCACCCCCGTCGATCAAGGAGACGACCTAGATGATCCGTCGATTCTTTCGCTGGCTGCTTCAGCCCGATCCAAAGGTGTGGGGTTATCGCCGCGAATGGCAGACGACGCGCAATCTGACGCCTTGCGAGGAACGCAAGATCGCCGCCATTTGGGAAGGCGCAGACAAATTGTTTGACATGGCCGATGAGTTATTCGAGGAAGTCAACAGAGGAGATAGACGGCGATGACGCTCACTGAGATCGCCCGACAGAATTGAGAGTGAGTACGATGGCGCTATCGCTCGCGGCGGTCGCGGCCTGATTGTTCCGTCGAACCAGTTAGACGAGCTTGGGAGAGAAGAACATGGCTGGCAGGTTTGTTCGACAACGAAAACAGGCGATAGCGCGGTTGCGATCCATCCCGCAATGCGGATGCAAGGCTGGCCTCTATTACGACGACGGCGGCAAGCTCACGCTCGGATGCCACGAGCTCGGCTGCGACTACCTTGTGTTTCTGCGTGGCCGCGACTGGTGCGCGCAGTGCGGCTATAGGCACCACACGCGAGGCAATCCTAATTTCGGCTCGTATTGGTTCGCCTGCCCAAAGGGCCACGAACATGGTAGCTGGTTTAAATGGCCTACTCGGGTCGGCTCTCACGGTAACCAGCCTCTCAGCGATAGCGAGCCGGTCGGCACAGAGCGCAGCGCAAAAGAGAACCGACAATTCGGGGCTGATCTCTCAGCGGTCGTCCCCGTCTCAGACCATGACGCCTGACCAGCGCCGGCAGGATTACGGCTTGGGCTTCCGTGGTCCGCGCTTCTTACCCTTGGGCCATCCGCCCGCCTTACCCGCTTTGGAGGCGATAGCGGCCCGCTCTTCAGGCGTGAGGGCAACGGCTCGAGCCGTGCCCCCAAGCTTACCCAGGGCTTGTGCGTGAGGATTCTTGGGCATTACAGGCGCCTCCAGTCGGTTATCTTCGCGGTTTCCCATCCCTCAGCCCTGCACGCCTCTTGTACACCCACGATCAGGGCGATGGCATCCGGCGCGAATCGCGTCCAAGTGTAAACCTTGCGGCCGTGCTGAATGGTCACCAGGTAGGCATCCCATCCGTTCACGTGTGCGGGAATGTTCATTAGCGCACCCCCGCCATATCCGACGCAATCTTCGCCCGAACTTCGGCGCGGCGCTCGAGCGTCCAATCCTTCGTCCAGCCCCACGGCGCATCTTCGGTCAGACCGCGAATGACGGCGCTCTGTAAACGCTCAATGATCTGCTTAGCGAGTGAGTCGCTGTAATCGTCCGTTTCGCACGCCTGGTAGTCGTAGCAGCGCAGCGAGCCGAGAATCAGATGCGCGACCGGGACGCCGGCCGAGGCCCAATCGAGATCGATGTGCTTGTGCGTGTAGCGTTCGGGAGCGTCGGACTGGCGGTAGCGGTGATTCACGCTCTTAGCGTTTTCGTCGATGAGGATTTGACCAAAGATGCGCTGATTCGTGCGCGCGCTGTAGGAGTTATCGCGGGTCAGGCCATCCGGCACAGTTTCCATCGTGCGCGGGATATACACACTCACTCCGTAGCGGTCGCACGCGGTGACGATCAGATTGATGGTGTCGGTTGAAACGATAAAGGCGCTCATGGTTATTTCCCTTCCTGTGACGTGGTGCTGGTTTCGGTTTTGTCCCAAGGTGAAGATTTCCCTTCGGCGCGGGCGATGGCGTAGGCATCCTCGAAAATCCCGTGCATGCGGGCGTTGTAGCGTTGCGCGCCGGTCATCGTGCGATAACCGGGATACTTAGCGGGCTTGCGGGTTGCCTTCGTGGTGTTGGCCGTCGTGTGATTCATCATGCGTATAACTTACCGTTAAGTTATTACTCTAGTCAACAGGAAAATGCACGCCCACGAAAATAGTCTGTAACCTGTTGATTCCGCTTGCACTTAGATACCAATTGAGTACCATTTACAGAGAGGCGATTCGATGTTATCCAGACGTGGATTCTTCGGCGCGTTGGCCGCGGCCCTTGGGGTGTTGGGGTTCGCGCGGGTGGGTGAGGCGAAGGTTGAATCGCGCGCTGAACGCGACCCATTCGTCGCCCATTACTACTTCTCGGACGCCGGCATCTGGCAGTTCGACGGCACGCGTTGGACTCAGGTGGGCGGGCCGACCAAGCCTTATTCGCAAGCGATTTGGTTCAGCGCGGAGCAGTCCTAGCCATGTCCTCTCAGCCTCACCCCGAGACGGTCGAGCGCATTCTTAACGCATTCGATGAGCAATTCGGGACGGACGGCCCTGAGCGCAACTCGGATTCCCTCGGACGCACCGCCGGGTGTGATGATTGCGCCAAGAGCGTAGAAATCAGAGCCGAGCACCGCGCGTTCGTCGAGCGAGTAGCCCGCGGCCTCGAGCTTCCAGAGCCATAACATGCCAGAAGCCCAGGCACTCCAGCCCACCACAGATACCGAGCGCCTAGACTGGATGAAACGGAACGAGGCCTCATTCCAGTTACTCAGGGACAGTGGCCCCACACTGCCATACGCCGCTGATGGCAACTCCAAGGCGTTCAGAGAGGGCATGCGCGTGCAGCTCTTCACCTGCGCATCGCAACATGTCTACGGGCTCGACCTTCGAGACGCCATTAGAGCCGCCGTGGAAGAGGCCGCACAGAGAGAGCGCCTTGCCGCTATTGGCACTCAGGCATGGAACGCCAAACAGTGAGCGAGGCAGCCCTGCAGCCAGCAGAATCAGGCGACTCTCCGGGGTACAGTAGAGTCACCCACGATAAAGCCCTTGAAATCATCAGATTACGACGCGCCAAGCCTGATATTCAAGGCCAAGAAATCGCCGCGCTCGTTGGCGTAGCGCCCTCTACAGTGTCGCGCTGGTTGAAGCTGCTCGACACCGACACGGTGCCAGAAGCCCGTAAACTGGCGAAATCACAGGCGTTACGTGGCGTAATGAAGCTCGAGGAGCAGGTCGATCACGCTGATCCTCGCGTGAGCCAGGGCGCGGCGAAGGCGCTCGTAGCCCTTGCTGGCGTGCAGGAGGGTTCAGCGCCTGTGCAGGTCGGCGTCCAGGTGATTGTGGGGACGCAGGCGCAACCGGCCGGTCCCGACCCCTTTGATGTTGTGGTAAACTCTACACCTGTAAGTGATTGATAATGCAGGTAGTTACCCACGCACCATAAGATAGATTATCAGACACACCCACCATACAGGCCTATATCCGTAGGCTTTCGCTTTATCCCGTCAAAACACTTTCGCTTTCGCCTTACATCACGCGGGTATCCACCGCGTGGCGAATCGCATAATCAGGCCTAAATCCTCGCATCTAGCCGAGCGCGGGTGAGGCGAAAACCGATCCGATTCTCTGGGGGCGAATCGACGGGTCCCATCCCGGCCCGGCTCCCGCTATACCTGCGTGAATAGATTTCCAAAATCGTAATGTCGAGCGATCGTCAGGCGAATCCTCTTGCGTCTGCCTTCGCTGGTGTACGCGCCTTATGGTGGTTTGTGCTTGAAGTAGTTTCTGGGGAGTGCATACTTGGTATCCAACAAGACAGTGGAGCTGGATACGAGCTATCCAGTGGCGGCGGGCACGTGAACGGGGCGCGGGGCGCAGACGGGTCACGTACGGGGTAGCACGATGGCAGAGACACGCAGATTTTATCAGCCGGTGGCGGTGAACGGGACGTTGAACGCGACGGGCAAGATTGGCTACCCGACCGGGACGGGTGGGGCGGTGACGCAGGCGACGAACCGGACCACGGGGGTCACGGTGAACACGCTGGCGGGCACGATTACGACGAATAACGCCTCGTTGGCGGCGGAAGCGGCGGCGGAGTTCACTGTGACCAATTCGCAGGTGGCGATTGGCGATGTGGTGGTGGTGAGTCAGCAGTCGGGGTCGAACGGCGGCAACACGGATGTGTTCGTGAGCGCGGTGGCGGCGGGGTCGTTCAACATCAAGGTGGCGAACAACAACGCGGCGGCGGGCACGGCGGAAACCGGGGCGATTCTGATTAATTTCGCGGTGTTGAAGGCGGTTTCGGCGTAGGTGGATGCTCTCCTTGAGAAGCGGCGCGCTCAAAACGCTGCTGCGCAGCGTCGTTATCGTGAAAGGCACCCAAAACTGGTTCGTGAGCGCAGCCGAGAGTTTCAGGCTGCGCTCAGAAAACGCGATCCAGAGAAGCAACGTGCCTATTGGCGACTTTGTGTCTACGGATTAACACAAAGCGACTACGAACGCATACTGAGCGCCCAAGGCAATCTGTGCGGAGTTTGTAAGAACTATATGACGAAGCCTCAAGTCGATCACGATCACGACACGGGAGAAGTGCGCGGTCTTCTGTGTGCTCGCTGCAACGTTGGATTGGGCGCGCTCGGAGACACCGTTGAATCATTGGAGCAAGCTGTGGCTTATCTCAAAAACGCCCGTTCAATCAAAGCGGTGAGCGCGTAATGCAGGCGGTCGGGATTGCCACATCGGCGGTGTATGCGAACGACACGACGCCACTGATCCCGAAGTTTGCGTCGATCTCGGCGGCCTCGAGCGGCAACAACACGTTGGTGGCGGCGGTGACGGGGAAGAAGATCCGCGTCCTGTCGATGCACTTGACGATGAGCGGCACGACGGTGACGTGGGCGGTGGAGTCGGGGGCGGGTGGCACGGCGTTGACGGGCACGATGGGGCCGATCGCGCAGGGCGTGACGGTGACCTGGCCGTTCTCTCCGGTGGGGCATTTCGAGACAGCGGCGTCCACGCTCCTGAATCTGTCGTTGTCGGGCGCGCAGTCGGTCACGGGCAGTCTGGTCTACATCGAGGTCTAGCGCCATCGAGACACACCCGGTGGCGGCCTGTTGCTGGTGCCAGTCGAAGCTGGTGAAGCTCGACGGGCATTGGTGGTGTCCGGAGAAGCCGTGCCGGACGAAGCAGTTGCAGTGGGCGATTGCGTTGCACGTCCCGGTCGTCGGCAAGGGCGGGATGCAGGGCTTTGCGTGGAAGCGGTGGTTTGTGCCGCTGCCGAAGCAGGTGGCGTTTTTGGAGATGCCGGGCAAGCGCAAGTTGCTCGGCGGGGCGGCGGGCCCTGGCAAGTCGCACGTCGCGCGCTACGGCGCGTATCGGTTGTGCTTGACGGTGCCGAATCTCAGCGTGTTGTTGCTCAGAAAGACGCGCCCGGAGTTGGAACGCACGCATATTCGGGCGATGCGGCGGGAACAGCACGATCTGGGGTTCACGTGGATGGAGCAGGCGAAGGAATGCCGCTTCACCAACGGGTCGGTGATTGAGTGCGGCCACATGGAAGACGAGGCCGCGGTGCAAAAGTATCTTTCATCGGAGTATGACCTGATCATTCCCGAAGAAGCGGTGCAGTACCAGCCCGATCCGCTCATGGAGCTGATGTCGCGCGCGCGCACCTCGAATGAGCAGGTGAAAGCGATGGGCGGCCCGTGGGTCTGGCTGCCGACCAATCCCGGCGGACCGAGTCATCACCTGTTGAAATCGTTTTTCATCGACAAGGCGCCGGACACCGAGACGTATCCGGCGATGGCGAAGAGTTACCGGCCCGACCAGTGGGGCTACACCCACGCCACGCTCGACGACAACCCCTACATCGATCCCGATTACGAGCAGTTGTCGCTGTCGGGGCTGCGCAAAGCCCGCTACGAGCAGTTGCGGCATGGTGACTGGGACGCGGCCGAAGGCACGTTCTTCGAGATATTCCAAAAGTCCTCGCACGTGCGCGCGGTGGAGCTCCATCAGCCGATCCACGGCGTGATTGAAGCGATGGATTGGGGCTATACCTCGCCGGGGTGCTGGAAAGCCTATGCCCCGCTCGGGGAGAACCACTGGCATGTGATCGGGGAATGGAAATTCCGCGGGTTACATCCGCAGTTGGTGGCCGAGGGGATTCTCGAGCGCCGGAAGGAGCTCGGGATTGGCTCCGTGCGCTACACCGTGGCCGATCCGGCGATGTTCTCGAAGCACCAGGGCGACTCCATTGCGATGACGATGGCCACGCACGGGGTGACGGTGATCCCGGCGAACAACGAGCGCGAATTGGGGTGGATGCGACTGGTGGCGGCGTATCAGCCGGCGCCGGATGGCGTGCCGTGGCTGACCTACAGCCCGACCTGCACGTATTCGATCCGCTCGATCCCGGCGTTGCTCGCGGATAAGACCAACCCGGAAGACGTGGATACCAAGCTCGATGATCACGCGGCCGATACGGATCGGTATTTCGTGATGTCGCGGCCGGTGTTTACGAAACCCAAGACAACCGAGGCCCCGCCGCCGCCCAATTCATGGGCGTTCTGGCGGAACTGGCATGCCTCACAGGAACAATCCACGGGAGTGCTGGCGTGAGTGATGCTGTTGTGAATCCGCTCGTCACACTGGAGTGGACCGAGAAGGACCGGACGTTTTGGTCGCAGGAGATCAAAGCCTCACGCCAGAAGCGCAAGGAAGTCGCGGACACGTTCGGGTGGGAAGAAAACCTCAAGCGGTACATCCCCAAGCCGACGAAGAACGCACAAGGGGCGCTGAACACCGAAGTCAATATCGGCGCGGATTTCCGGGACGTGGAGCGCAAAAAAGCCGCGCTGTTTTATGACACCCCCGAAGTCGGCTTGACGGTGTTGCAGGATCGGGAGTTGCCGATGCCGCCGGGCGTCACGTCACCCCTGAATCTCTCGACGCTTGTGGTGTGGCATCAGGAATTGCTGAATGCCCTCTTGGGACCCCAGCATGCGAATGTCAAGCTGTCAGTCTCCCAAGCCATTTTTGATTGCCTCTGCCCGTCTGGGGTGGGTCCGGTGTCGGTGGGCTACCAGGTCACGATGCGGACGGTGGAGCGGCCCACGCCGGTCTTGGATGATTTCGGTCAGCCGGTGATGAAGCCGGTCCCGGCGATGGCCCAGGTTGGCGCGGCGCTCGGATTGACACCCCCGCCGCCGCCGGAACCGCTGATGGCGATGGTGCCCGTCGAAGAACCGATTTACGAACGCTGGTTTGTGTCGCATTCCTCCCCCAAGGCGTTGCTGCTACCCGCCTCCTGGCGCGATACGAACTTCCAGCGGGCGCCGTGGCTCGGAAAGGAATGGCGTAAGCCCACGTCACAGGTCAAGCGCGAATACAACCTGCCGAAAGACTGGACGGCCGGCAAAGACGACGCGCAGGAGAAGCCCTATTTCGAGGGGCCGGATCAGATTCAGGACACCGACGCCGACGCGGGCGATCCGTTCCTGTCGGGCGTGGAAATCTACTTTAGAACCTCGCTGCGTTCGGAGACAGAAGTGCATCCCGAAGCCATGCGCCAGTTAGTGCTGGTGGATGGGAAGGCGGAACCCGTCGTCTATCGAGATTCCCCGCATCAGGATTTTCTCGAGAACGGCGAGTTGTCCAAGGATTCACTGATCGGGTTTGTCGATCGGCCGCTGGTGTTGCGCGATCTCTCCGATAGCGCGTGGATTCCCTCGGATTGTGCCGTCACCGCGCAGTTGACAAAGGAGGGCGAGAAGTACCGCTCCCAGATCATCGAGCAGCGCGACGGCAACAAGATGGTGATCGCCTTCGATTCGTCGAAGATGGACCCCACCGCCACCGACAAGATCAAGAAAGCCAACGGCGTGATCTGGGTGCCGCTCGAAGGCAACGCTCTCGCGCAGGGCAAAGATCAGATCATGGTGCAGGTCGCCCAGCCCACGCTTGGCCGTGAGTCCTACATGGGCATGGACGTGATCGACCGCGACCGTGAGCAGATTCTGGGCATCGCGGCCAATCAGACGGGCGTCCCGTCGAAGGGCCGCCGCACGGCGACGGAAAATTCCATCGTGCAGCGGAACTCCGAAGCCCGGTTTGAACAGGAACGCCAGCGGGTGCTGACGTGGTACCTCGATCTGGTCGGGGCGTTCGATACGCTCGTCATTCGCTATGCGGATGAACGCATCGCCGTGCAGATTCTCGGTGAGACGCGCGGGAAGCTGTGGGCGCAGTTCAAGTCGTTCCTCGCGGGTGGCTATCAGTACGATCTGCAAATCGACTCGGGCAAATACCTGGATGTGGAAGCCGAGCGCCGGCAGTGGTTGCAGCTCTACAACCAAGTCCGTCCCGATCCGCACATCAACGCGAAACCGATCCTCAAGAAACTGGTGGGGCTCTTCGGGCTCGATCCCGCGGAACTGATTGTCGATCCGCAACCGCCGCAACAGCAGTTGAAGGCCAGTGTCACGATCAAGGGCGAATTGCTCGATCCCTCGCTGCCGCAGTTCCCGATCTATATCGACTTGCTCCGGCAGGGTGGCTGGAAGATCACTGAGGACAGCGTGAAGCTCGCCCAGCAGCAGGCCTTAGCGCAGACCGGCGGCATGATCCCGATCGCCGGGGTCGGCCCTGATCCGAGCGTGCGAGCCAATCCCGCGCATCCCGGCGGGGCGCCGAAGGCCCCGACACTGAATCAGCACCTGGCGGATGAATCGGGCGAGCAGCCGGGTCCGAAAGTCGGGGTGATGTGAGCGTGGAGTCGATCGATCGACCGCCGCAACATCCAGACAACCCGCGGCATGCGGTGTGGATTGAAGATGCGCGGGGTATTCGGCAGATCACCGCCGCGACTCCCGGCGAGGACACGATCACCGTGGGCGGCCGCATCTATCGGCACACCCGCGAGATTGGCAACGGTCAGTGGGTGTATACGGAGGGCGCATGAGAGTCGTCACCTGTCCGAAAAAGCCGTGGAAGCAAGGCCGTCCACCGGAACCGAATCCGAAACCGTTTCTCGTGCTGTCGCCGGTGGCGCAGCCGAAAGCGGTGCAGATGTGACGTGTGACAGGTGCGGTCACACGTTGCAGGTGGGCGATTATCCGTTCTGCCCGCACGGGAGCGGATCACAGACCGTCGTGAGTGACGAGATTCCCGGCGGCCAGTGGTTCGAGAATGGGTTTCGGACGCCCCAAAAGTTTTACAGCCATTCGGAGCATCGCAAGGCGCTGGCGGCCCTCGGGCGGGAACCGCAACCCAAATGGGTGCCTGGTGACAAGCATTTGACGCGCTGGGATTCGGTCGATCTGGAAGGCGCGGCCGCGCTCACGATGCGCGGGATGCAGGCGAGAGCCGAACGGGCCGCGCATGACGCGCTGTCTGAAGAGTTTCCGATTACGGTCAGTGATGTGACCTTCGCGGAGGAAGCGTGAGCGTGCTGGTTCTACCCAATGGCCTGAGCCCTAAGAAGCTCGAGAACCTGACCTTCGAGGAAATGAATTGGTTGGCGCAAGGGGAGCATATGTGCCGCAAGTTGAATCTGACGATCGCCTGCCCGAACTGTCTCAGGAACGGCAGTCGGAGCGGGGCGATCCTGCGGGGCGGGAACGACGAGCAGGATCAGACACTCTCCGTGACGTGCGACTGCCGCCGGATGGTGTTCCAGCGCGCGGGCGGCTAACGTGCCCGTGCGGCGACACGACACCGTTTCATCGGCCCAGTGGCGCGCGCATCTGCATGAACTGCCACGGGATGGTCTGGGTGCAGGTCGATCCCGAACCGAGATTTTAGGCTTGCGGTAGTTTTTACGGATTGCATACTAGGTATACACCTAGATAGGTACCGGGGTAACTCGGTACACGGTTTGACCGGCTAGCTCGATCGCGGGTAGCTCCCGCGGTGACGACTGTTCCCTGAGCAGGCTACCGGACAACAGGGACATACGGATTAGGGCCGTGTGATTTGCGCTTCCCCAAGCGCGGATTGCACGGCCCTTTTTGTTTGTCCCTGCGGCGTTTTTCGAGCGTGGCGCGCGACACAGCCACAGGAGCAGTACACGCATGAGTGAAGAACTCGCGTCGGGTTTAGCGGCGACAGCCAACGAACCCCAGACCGAATCAGCGACCCCGGATGCGGTATTGGATGCCGCCTTCGCGGAGCCGTCTGGTGCGGTCGAACCGTCTGGTGCATCCGAACCTGCGAACGAGCCCGCTGCCGCGATAGCGCAGCCACAGGCGCCGGCGACACCCGAGGGTGGAGTGAAGGGAGAACCGCCGAAGGAACGGTGGGACTCGATTCTGGCGAACGCGCGGAAGAAAGCCGCGGATGAAGCCCTGGCGGCCCATCGAGATCATCTCGAAGTCGTCGCGGAGCTCAAACGCGATTTCCCCGGCACGTTGGCGCGATTGCTCGAAGAGGCGGCGGCGAACCCGCAGTACTCCGAGACGGTCACCGCCCGCGCGGCGGCGTTGCTGAACAGTCGGAAGCAACAGGCCAAGGCGAACGCAGAGCCCGAGCCCGATTTGCAGACGGCGGACGGCGCACTGGTCTATTCGGCGGATCAACTCCGCAAGTGGCACCAGTGGAACCAGAACCAAACCACCGCGAAGCTGACCGAGCAGTTCAAACCGTTGCAGCAATTGCAGCAGCAGTTTGTGCAGCACCAGCACGTGCAGCAGTTGACGCGCGAAGCGGCATCGATCGCAGAGGAGCGCGGCGCGACGTGGAAGTCGATGCCGTTCTTCGACGAGAACAAGGCCGCGATTCTCACCCGTCAACAGGAGATTTACGCCGAAGCCGAAGCGGCGTCGAAGCGTGGGGAAGGTCGGTTCGATCCGGTCAACACCCCGTGGATGGCGTTGCAGCAGGCCTACGCGGAAGTCGTCCGCACCCACGCGGTCCCGAAACTCCAATCGCAGCAGACCGACAGTTTAGTGGCGCAGGCGGCCCGCAAACGTGCGGCCTCCAGCGGCGATCCGGCGGCCTCGGCCCCGGCGCAGCCACGCAGACCGCGCACGCCTGACGAAGCACTCGACCAAGTGTTCGGCAGCGTGGGCGCGTAACCGGAGACAGATAGATGGCAAATCCTAACGTAGGCCAGCTTGTCGCGCAGGCGTGGCAGAAGCTGACCAATGACGGGAAACCGGAAGACAACATCTTCCTGGAGTATTCCCAGCTCAAGCGACTCGAAGAGGGCAAGGCATTCCGCGCCTTCACCGGCGGCCGTTCGCTGATCGGCACGATTGAATACGCGATCAACAGCACCGTCGCCTCGATCACCCCGACGCAGACCATCGACACGACCATCGTGGACGTGTTCGACGAGTGGGAAGCGAACTGGAAGCAGTACGCCGGCACCTTCTCGATGACCTCGTTCGAGGAAGCCGTGAACCGCGGCGACTCGGAAAAGTTCAACCTCGAAAAGGCGAAGCTGAAGAACCTGCGGAAGTCGATGCGCAAGCGCATCAACGAAGACATCTTCGGCGCGACCGCGAATGCGACCGACCTGAGCGGCCTCCAGTCGCTCGTGCCGGATTCGCCCTCGAGCGGCACCGTGGAAACGATCAACGCCGGCACCTACACGTTCTGGCGCTCGAAGCAGACCTCGGGTGCGCAGACCGCCAGCGCCTACGACAACCTGCGTTCCTCGATGCGGTCCATCCGGGTGTCATGCAGCTCGGGTCAGGGCGAGTACTTCCCGACCTACTACGTGACCGGCTCGGGCACCGCCAACGGCTACGAGTCGTTGCTGATTGCCAACGAGCGCATCGCGGACAAGAAGGATTCGGACGCCAATGGCGCGTTCTCGGGCAACGTCTACTACTTCGGCGATGCCAAGGTGTTCTGGGATGTGAGCTGCGCCGACGCGCGCATGTATGCCCTGAACTACGACAACCTGCAAATGGCCTACCAGACCGGCTACTGGTTCAAGGGCTACCCGGCGGTGAACCCCGCCAATCAGCTGCTCGATGTCTTCAAAGCGGAGACGCAGTGCCAGTTGATTTCCAACAACCGACGCCACCTCGGCGTCATCACCTCAATCAGCTAAGGGAGGACACCAATGGCTGGACAACTCGGAGCTGATCCGGAAGTCGCAGGACAGGCGCTCTACGTCTCGTCCTCGACGCGCAACCACAACTTCGGCGAACGCATGGTGACCTCGGATGGTCGCGTGTTCCGCTACGCCCGTGCGGGCGCCGTGGATCTCGTCGCGGGCAACATGATTCAGGCTCCCGCGCAAGTCGCCAACCATCTCGCCTTGACCCCCACCGCGGCGGCGATTGGCGATACCTCGATCACCGTCACGCTCGGCGCGACGGCGGCCACCGCAGGCCAGTATGCCGGCGGCTGGGCGATCATCTCGACCACGCCTGGGAATGGCTATGCCTACCCGATCCTCGGCAACCCGGCGGCGTCGTCGTCGGGGTCGCTGACGGTGACGCTGGCGCAGCCGTTGCTGGTGGCGCTCACCACGTCTTCGCGCGTGGACTTGCAGGCCAATCCCTACAACGGCGTCATCCAGACCCCGATCACCACGCTCACGGGCGCGGTGGTGGGCAATGCGCCCTACATCATCGCAGCCACGGAATACGGCTGGATTCAGACCCGCGGCCCGGCCGCGTGTCTGGTGAAGGGCACGCCTGGCGTGGGCCTCGCGGTGGTATGCCCCGGCACCGCGGCCGGCGCGGTCGTCGTCGATGGTGCGGCCTCAGAAACGCCCGTGGTGGGCGTGATGATGAGCACGGGCGTGGACGGCAAGAATAACGCTGTTATGTTGCTCTTGGAATAGCGACTAAACAGCAGTAAATAAACCACATAGCCAGAGTCGATGGTAAAATATCGCCATCAACTCTGGAGTGTGGTGAATGCCTCTGAATCGAAAAACGGCGACGGCGGAACAACTTGAAGCGAGAAAGCGGTACGAGCGCGAATGGCGACGAGCGCGCGTGGCTGGCGACCCGAAGGCAGCAAGCGAGGCGTATCGCAAGTACTACGAATCGAATGCTGAGGCGCTCCGCGCAAAATCTCGCGCCTACTACTGGAGGAATCGTGAGCGAATTCTCGCAAGTAAGCCGCTTACGAATCTCATTAAGCGGTACGGGCTGACGGAAGAGCAATACGCGGCGTTGGGTGGAAAGTGTCACATCTGCGGATTAGAGAAACACGCGCACGGCTATCGGCTGCATGTGGATCACGACCACGCCACCGGTAAGGTGCGTGGCCTTCTGTGCAACGGATGCAACACCGGAATCGGTGGCCTAAAGCACGACGTAGAGACGATGCGAAAGGCCATCTCGTATTTAGAACGACACGCTGAGAAGAAGGACTAGATGCCGAAGAAAAAGAATCTCGATCTCGCGGCGGAAATGGGTGAGGACGTGGACGTGACCGAAGACGAAGCGATGGACGCGGCGACGATCATGGCGCCCGCACCAGTGCCTGCGCCCTCGGCGCCCGTCGCGCAGCCGATCACGATGAGCGTGGCTGACATTCAGGCGATCGTGCAGACCGCCGTGCAGGCCGCGCAGTCGGGCAATCAGGCGATTGCCGAGATCGTGACGCAGGGCATCGCGCAGGCGCGCAAGCCCATCCCGGAAGGCACCGACCAGAGCAACCCGCGCATCAGTGACGCGAACCCACTGGGCGACCGCGATCATCCGCGCCCGCTCCTGAAGTGCGACTTCTTCCTCGGGACGCAGGATGTGGACGGCAAGATTGCCCGCACCTATCCGTACGAGCAGGGCGATCTGACCGTGCGTGAAATCCTCGCGCTGAACATTCTGGAACCCGGTCACTACCAGATTCACCTGCACGACGACACCCAGATCAAGGTATCGGTGGTGCCCGAGTTGGACGGCGCGACCGATGCGCTGCGCCGCCTGGTGCTGGTGGTGCCCACGTTCGTGACGGAGAAGAAATCGGCGCACCGGAACATGCTGCCGGGTCCGTGCAACATCGTCGCGCAGATCACCGGCCACGACTTCTCGAAGCTCAAGGGCGAGGAGTTGGCGTGGTTCATGGCGGAACACCGCGCCAAGCGGTATGTCTCGACCCGCGAACCTGTGGCGGCCTAAATGACGCTGCTGGAGATTGAAACCGAGCTGGCGCGCGAACTGAACAAAAACGCGACCACGCTGGATACGACGGTGAAGGCGCGCTTCTTAGCGGCGATCAATCGCCACTATCGCCGCCTCGCGTCGTTGCCCGGTTTGCAGCATCTCCGCGACACCACGACCACGTTTGCGAGCGTGGGCGGCACGGCCCTGTACCAGATTGCGAGCGTGGCGAAAATCCTCCGCATCTGGGACACGACCAATCAGCGGTATCTCGAGCCGCTGTCGATGCAGCAGTATCGCCAGTTTTCCCCGCAGGCGGTGGCGGACAACCAAGGGACGCCGTTGTTCTGGGTGTGGCGCGGGTATACGGGTGGGGCGTCTCCGACGTTCGATCTGTATCTCTACCAGACCCCGGCGTCGGCCATCACCTACACATGTGATGTCACGAGCGTGCTGACGGCGCTGTCGGCGGATGCGGACGTGCCGATTCTGCCGGTGGACTTTCACGACCTGTTATTCCTCGGGCCGCTGGTGGATGAATACCGGCATCTCGATGATTCGCGACTGACCGTGGTGCAGCGGCAGTACGACGATCGAGAAAAACAATTTCGCTATTGGATGCACGAAACCGCGTCGGGCGCGACCGCGGTGGGAGATATGGGGCGGCTGCTGCCGTCGCAATTAGGCGCCTGGTTTCCGGCAGGGTCGTAAATGGCGTACGTCGCTCCGACCTCTCGTTCAGACGGCTATGTCGTCAACGCGAGTGAGTGGAATAAAAACACGGTCGATAACCCGATTGCGCTCCGCGCGGGTGGCATCGCGATTGCCTCGCAGGCGGCGAATGATGTGTTGTATGCGTCTTCCGCGACCCAATTGGCGCGTCTCGCAGCGGGCACATCTGGGCAAGTCCTCACAACGCAGGGCGCGGGATCTGCGCCGATCTGGGCCGACGCCGGCAGCGGCGATAACGATCAAATTGTCCTCGGGACGCAGGTGTTTTCCTAATGGCCACGTTCAGTAAACAGCTTCTCAGTGGTAGCACGGACGGCAAGCAGATCAAGGTAGCGGCCACGTCCACACCCGGCACGACTATCCACACGGCCCATGCCACATCGAAAGATGAAATTTGGTTGTGGTGCGTGAATTCCAGCACGTCGCCGGTCAAGTTGACTGTGGAATGGGGAGAAGCGACCGCTCCTGACGGCAACATTGAGGTCACGATCCCCGGTGAGAGCGGGCACATGCTCGTGGTGCCTGGGTTTGTGTTGACCAATTCGCTCGTCGTAAAGGCGTTCGCAGGGACGACCAATGTGCTGTTGGTTAACGGGTTCGTAAACCGGATCACCTAACCCTGATGCGCCGCCAACGCACATTCGTCGGGCCGCAGGGGGCGGGGGGCATGGTGGCCCTCTGGGGGGCGTCGTCACTGGTGAAGTCCATCCAGCGCGGCACGATCGCCGTCACAGGGGGCACCACGGGCACGTTGACGATCACGTCGGTGGACACCAATTACGCGCGGCTGCGATTTTTGGGCTGCACGGCGAGTCTCAATGTGGTTGATGGCACCAAGTATTTCGCGCGTGTCGATCTCACTAATACCACGACGGTGACGGCGACTGTGAACACCTCCCCTGGTGCCAACACGCTGACCGTGAGCGTGGAGGTGACGGAATACTGGCCCGGTGTGATCAAAAGCATTCAACGGGGCACGATCACGCCGGCAGGCGCGGGCGCGACAGCCACGATTACGGGAGTGAATACCGCGAAGACGGAACTCGATTACCTCGGGTTCTCCGATACGGACACATCCAACAATAACGGCGTGATCCCGTATCTCGTGCTGACGAATAGCACAACGGTCACGGCCACAAATGTGGTGGCGGTCAACGCCACGGTTGGGTTTCAAGCCGTGGAGTGGTTCTAGTTGTGGAGATCATCCTCACAGACGCCCAACTCGCTGTGATCGCGCAACTGGACCCCAAGAGGTCCGCCGCGGAGATCGTGCAGTTGCACGTCGATACCTGGCTGTATCCGCTCGTGAAGGCGGCCGAACATCAGGCGCAAGTCGAGCTGGCGCAGGCATATCTCTCGGCCGATGCCGACACACAGGCCGCCGTCCGCTCGACGCTGAAAATGGCCGACGCGATCGCTATTGCTGGCCCGGATGGAGTCATGATCCGTGGCTAGTCCCTCCGTGCAGACCTGGAACCTCGGCACCAACCAGGGGCTGAATCAGCGCGGGTTCGCGCTCGATAGCCAGTCGTCTGTCTTGGAAGCGGACAACCTCGGCTTCCTGACTGATGCGTTCTGCGCGATGCGGAATGCGTTCACCGATGAAGACCTGACCTCGGCGGGCTTCACCGGAGAGATTCAGTGGCTTGGGCGTCACACGACAAACGCGGGCGTCGAGGAATTGTGGGCGGCGGCGAATAACTCTGGCACGGTCGCGTGCGCCCGTCGCGTAAGTGGCGTGTGGAGTGCCGTCACCCTGACGGATACTCCGGTGGCCGGATCGCTGACCGAGATGCACAGCGTCTCGTTCAACGGCAAATTGTTTTTGGCCTACGACAACGCCGAGAACCGCTTGCACGTCTGGGACGGGACGAGTGTTCGACGGGTCGGCTTGATTGTCTCAGGCGTGGGCAGCGCGGCGAATACCGGCGCGGGTGCCTACGCGGCGACGGCGCGGCGGTATCGTTTTTCACAGCGGATCAAGGACGGCGTCAACATCGTCGCGGAGTCGGAGTTGTCGGCGGCGATTTCGTTTACGCCCTCTGGTGCGGGCACGGCGGCGAGAGTCACCGGCCCCACGGCGGTCGATAGCGCGACCCATTGGGTGCTCTACGGCTTGATCTCGAGCGCGGGCGATGTCTACGACCTCTATGAAGAACTCGCGGAGACGGCGATTGGCGCGACGTATGACGACTCGACCGCGCCGGCCAGTTACAGCGGGGACGCCCCGCCCGAACTGAATAGCAACATCCCCCCGCCCTCGGCGAAATCCCTGGCAACGGATTCCACGCGCTTGATTATGGCGGGCGCGTGGGAGACCACGAGCACGACGGGGCAGACCGCCCCCGCGAATAACCGCGTCTGGTTCTCGCGGCCCTTGGCAGCGACGGACGTGGGCGACGATGAATCGGTGCCTTCGGGTCTGTGGCTGAACATCGGAGACGCCGGGCCGGTGACGGGACTGGGCACCATCTACACGGACGTGTATGCCTTCAAGTTGGGCAGCGTCCACAAGCTCGTGCCGACGCAGGACCCCGATGGCCCGTTCTCGCGGGTGTTGATTTCGGAGAACTTCGGCGCGGTCGGGCAGCGGTGCATCACGAACGGTGAAACCGAAGAAGGCTTCGGCGCGATCTTCTTTGCGGACGATCACGCGGTCTATCGGTTGGCCTACGGCGCCGTGATCCCCTACTCGGAACCCGTGGGCCGCGATATGCGGTCGCAGCCGATCACGGCGGACGGCTCACTGGTCGCGTATGACCCGTATCGGCGGGTGCTGCTGCCGCAGATTTCCAATTCCGCGACCGGCATTCTCGGCAGCTATTCCGCGTTTACCTCGGATGCCGTCAAGAAACGCTGGAGCGGGTTTTCGCTCGGTGGGCAGACCTCTGGCTGGACGATCGGGTCGTCCATGCTCGGGACGAGCGCGATTCTCGCGGGCGGCAACGCCACGAACAAAGCGGCCGTCGTCGCGCAAGCCTCAGACGGGACGCTACGGTTGTATGTCGGCGGACAGGACAACAGCGGGGCGTCGTCGCTGCGCTCGTGGGGTAAACGCAATGGCCTCGACGGCTCGATTGCCTTCACCACAAAGATTCGCGCGCGCAAGTCGTTTGGGCCTGGCAAGAAAGCCACCGTCTGGAATCCGGTCATGTACTACCGGAACCCGCAAGGCGATACGTCAGGCACGCTCAGTTGCACCGTGAGTTTCATTCGCAACTACGACGTGGAGACGATCTCGCAGACCTTCACGCTGGAATCGACACAGGACGACAACGGCATCACGGTCAAAGAGAAAGTCTTTGAGTCGGTCGAGATGGCTGATGTGTCCGTGCTGGATGTCGTGACCTCGCTGACGTGGACGCCGACCGTGGCCGGTGTGGGCTATGACTCCGTGACCACGCCGACGATTGACGCGCTGATTGTGCCCTACAAGGTGCAGGAGACGGTGGGCCGATGAGACTGCTCCTCACATGGATTGATCAGTTCCGGCGGATCACCGTGGATAACTTGCCCTCGGTGGCGGCGGCGCTCGTCTCGCAGTTTCAAGAGATTGTGTTCGCGGCGAATACGTGGGCGCAGAAGGATCACAACGACGACGGGACGCACAACACGGTGCGCATCGGCGGCACGACCGCGGCGGCTGAGGCCACCGTGGGCCGGATTTCCCTCTACTGGGACGGCACCAACCTGAAATACGTCAAGCCTGACGGCACGACGGGAAACATTGTGTAGCGATGCCACAGACCTTTGAAGGCTTCAACTTTGACCGCGACCAGGATGTGAACAAGTCCGCAAAGGACTCGTTTGCGGAACTGGCGAAACGTGCGCCCGATGCGCCGATTGGCGACAAGAACGCGCTGGGCCAGTGGTTCCAGCAATACATCCAAGGCGGCATGAACGAGCGCGGCCACAAGGTCGAATCGGTGAATGGCGACTCGTTCACCTACGGCAACCACGAAGGCAAGTTCACCGTGGATTACGGCCGTGGGGCAGGCGCACCTGGTGGCGCGTTGGCGTGGCAGGCGACGGGTGCGGATGACGCCACACGTGCGCGCTACGGCAACCCTCAGTCGTCCGCAAGTGGCGCGCCTGTGAATCACAAAATGGCTCCGGTGATGCCGGGGCAGTCGGACCTGATGACGCAGATTTTGGAGAGTCTTCAGGCCCAGCAAGAGCAGCTTGATCCACAAGAGCTGTTGCTGCAGCAGTTGAGATAACGCCGATGATGTATGACGGATGGGAAGATCCCAATAACGATCACCCGTATTACGAGACGCCGCCTGAACCCGAGCCGCTGAAGCCGGGCGATCCTGGCTACCGGATGGCGCCGTGGGCGAACGACTACAACCCCGGCGACAACTGGAACAACGGCATCAACACGGGGAACCCCGGCGACATCTGGAACATGAACACCAACGATTACGATCCGTTGGTGGGTCTGAAGAAAGAACAGACGAGCGTCGATCGGATTCAACGCGATCCGGGTCCGGTCGTCGGTCCGCCGCCCGCTCCAACCGGCGGCGGTGTGCGCTCCATCAACGTCTCAATGCCGAACAGCGGGATCAACGTCCCTTCGGCGACGTTGCCGCAGGACATTCTCGACCTGTTCAACAAGAAGCCAGAGATGACGCCGATTCAGCAGGCGTATCAGGATGCGCTCCTCAAATACATGGGGAAGGCCCAGGAAACGCCGACGCTGGATGACTCGATCCTCGGGCCACAGACGGAAGTGTTCCGCGCCGCCAATCAGCGCAACACCGAACGGCAACGCCGAACCGCCGTCGAACGGGCGTCCGCGCAGGGCCAGAACCAAAGCGGCTACGTCGATAACCTGATCAACGAAGGCGTGCAGAAACAGGGCTTTAACAACGCCCAGTTCAACGCCAACCTGCTCGGGGGCGAGCTGAACAAGCGCCGAGAAGAATTGCAGGCGGGTCTGCAACTGGCGCAGGCGACAGGCAATCAGGAAGCGACCCGCGAACTCCAGGCGCGACTCGCGCAGGTGAGCGCGGCGATGCAGCAGCAGGGCTTGAATCTTCAAGGCCAACTCGGCGCCGGTGATCTCGCCCTTCGGCAGTTGCAGACGCAGTTGGGCAACAACCAGTTCTACGACCAACTGGGTACGAACACGGCACTGAATCTGGAGAACCTGAACCAGAGCGCGTTGCAGAAGATTCTTGCGGGGCTCGGCTAATGGGTCCGCTTCTCCCGCTCATCATGGCGGCGGCGCCCGCGATCTCGAAAATCTTCGGCGGCGCCGCGAAGGGCTCGGCGGATCAGCGGTACGGCGAGACGAATCAGAACCTCGCCGTCACCAACGCGAACAACGCCAATGCGTTGAATCGTGCGTCTCTAATGAACCAGAACGCCACCACGCGCGCGGGCATGGAGAACGCCTATAACCAGTTCAATGCGGGACTGGATATGGAGCGCAAGAAATACCTGCAAGCCGAGCCCGGCATGCAGGCGCGTCAGGCCCTCATCGGTAACCTGCTGGAGAAGATTCAACCGTTGCAGTTGTCGGGGCTGTCGGAGCGCGTGCAGCAGTCGATGCCGAAGATGAACTCGATCATCGACTCGCTTGGGCCGGAGGCGCGGCAGGCGGGGCAGTTACTCGCGCAGCGTGGCCTGTCTGGACTCCAGAGCGGGCCGACGCAGTTTGACCCGATGCCGAAGGTGAGCTTGCCGGATGTGCTGAATCTGCCGCCCGCGCAGCTCGCGGCGATGCAGAAGTCGGGCTTGCTCGAAAAGATCATGGGCGGGATTGGGCTGGGCGCGTCGGTGGTGGGTGCGCTGGGCGATCTGAAGTCGGTCAGTGGCGGAGGAGAACCGTCGCAGTTTGCTAACGGCATGCCCTCCCCCTACACAGGCATGGATCGATACGGCAACGCCGGGACGTTCCAATTGCCGCGGCCTGAACTGAATCCCAATCTCAACGCCGATTACTTCGGCTACGGAGGCGGATAAATGGGCCTGACGGGGGCCGCCTTCGGCGCGGCGAACTCACTGGAAGAAATCCTCAAGGATCAAATGGTCCGCGCGCAGCTTGAGCAGCAGGCGAAGCAGCAAGCCGCGCAACAGGCGATGGAGCAGACGCGCCTGAATGAAACGCTGCGTCAGAACGACATCACGAACAAGCGCCAGTCGGCCATGGATGATCGCATGGCCGCGCAGGACCGCGAGAAGAACAACATTAAGGGCATTCGTCGGATGATCGGCGAGTCCCTGGTTCAGCGTGGCTCAGCCCCGATGGGACCAGCTGATCGACGCGACATCGCAGCCCTGCAGGTGGAAGCGGGTGATCTGCCGGATATGTCGCTCCTGACGGAGCCCAAGCCGCAACGACAGGTGGTGACGACCATCGGCAAGCGCGGGGAGCCGATCAAGAAAAGCGTCACCGAAGACGAGCTACTGGCAGGTGTTCCGGAGTATCGGGAACCGAAGACAGGTCCGCAAGCCGAATTTGAATGGATCGTGCGCGGCAATCAGCCCATGCAGATTCGTAAGGGCACCGCGCAGGCGGGAGATCGTCCCTACGAGAAGCCTACCGCGGCGACTGGTGGTAGTGCCGTGAATCCGCAGGAAGCAGCGGAGACGGCGCAGGAAGTCAAGCGCGTGGCGGGGCTTCTGAAGAATCACGCTGGATTCAACGGCGCCTTCGGCCTGATGAACTCACAGGTGCCCACGATTCGGCAGGACACGGCAGATGCCGAGTCACTACGAGACAAACTCACGTCGCTGCTCACGTTGGAAAACATGGGCAAGATGAAAGGCGTGCTGTCGGATTCGGACATGAAGATCATCCGGCAGGCCAGCACGTCGCTGAATGCGCGCATGTCGCCGAAGGCCGCCGCCGACGAACTGGAGCGGCTGACACAGGTGATGGATCGCGTGGGCAGCGGTATGCCGGCGATCAACCTCGAAACGTCGCACGATGCGGGAGCTGCCGATCAGATCGATGCGCTGATCGCTAAATACCGGAAGAAGCCCTAAATGGCTGATCAACTGCGCGAGATCGTGAGCCGGATGGTGGCGGCTGGGGAGTCTGAGGCGGACATTGCCGCTGTCATTCAGCGTCTCTCCGCCACGGAACCGCCCAAGCGGCCGGAAACCATGTCCGACCTGATGGATGCCGCGTTGCAGTCCAAGGGCATCACGCGCACCCCTGAAGCCCGCGAGATGAGCAACCGCATGGCCGAAGGCGCGGCCGGTGGTGGCATCGTCACCGCGGCGCCAGCGGTAGCAATGGAAGGCGGGAAGATCATTCAAGGACTCGCCCGTCGCCTGTATGGCGGACTGCTGAAGCCGAAACAGGCTCTCAAGGATTCGTTTGGCGATGCCAAGCAGATCGCGACCACGTTACTTGAGGAACGAGCGCCGATCAGCCGTGGTGGACTCGAGAAGGTCGCTGGCCGCATGAAGGATTCCCGCACGGCGGCGATGGGACTCGTCCGAGACGCGGAAGCGGCCGGCACGCAGGGTGTCGTCGCCAAAGACGTGCTGGGTGAGTTTAAGCCGGTCGTCTCAGAGCTTCGCAAGCGCGTGGACATTGGGCAGGCGAATGAACTGGGCCAAGTCGGCGCCCGCGGCAGACGCATCCTGGCGACGACGGCGCGGACAGGTGGCGACATTCCACTGACGAAGGCGCAAGCCCTCAAGGAAACCGCCCAGGAAGCCTCAAGCGGGGCCTATCGAGCGATGGAGCGCGGCGGACAGAAGCAACTCTCCGCTGATGACCTGCTCGACACCGCGGTCGCGCGGGGCCTCAAGCAAGGCATTGAACGCAAGGTGCCCGGCGTGCAGGTGCAGAACGCCCGCACCCAGAAACTCCTCGGCGGGACTCGCGCGCTGGAAGATGCCGTGGAACGAGAAGCCAACAACAACATGCTTGGCGGTGGCCGTGACTGGGCCGCATTGCTGGCTGGCATCACCGGAACGGCTGCCGGTAGCCCAATCGGTGGCGCCATGGCCGCGGGCGGGATGCGTGCGCTTGCGACACCGTCCACGGGCAGCCGGATCGCGATCGGCATGAATGAGGCCAGCAAGTTGGGACTGGATGACGCGGTGCAGCGCGCGTTACTGGTGGCACTGTCGCAAGGATCACACCAGCAATGACCGCCACCCTCACCACGCTCAATCTCGACTGGCTCCCGCTCGAGATGCGCCCGCTCGTGGAGAAACTGAACGACGCCCAAACCGTGTCGCTCATCCTCTACGGGGAAGCCCGCTCGGAGCCGGTGCAGGGAATCGTGGCCGTGGGGTGCGTGATTCGCAATCGCGTGCGGAAGCCCGGCTGGTGGGGCCACGACTTTAAAGGCGTGTGCCTGGCGAAGCAGCAGTTTAGCTGCCTGTTCCCAAACGGTGGGGCAGGCAACTACAAGCGGGTGGTGACGTTCGCGGAGAAGCTGGCTGGCGGCACCCAGATCACGAACGAACGTGAGCGGCAGTGCGTCTGGGTGGCGCACGGCATCATTGGGGATTTCGTGATCGATAACGTGCAGGGATCAACGCACTACCACACGGTGAATCTGACCCCTCGTCCCGCGTGGGCGATGGGGAAAACACCTGTCGCACAACACGGCGGTCATGTGTTCTACAACACCGTGAAGTGATGAGAGAAACCACGCGTACGGCCGTCTATTTCTATAGACGACGAAGCGGACCGCGCCCCTGTGTCACCAAGGACGCGGCCCTTGCAGATATGAGCAAACACGATGCCCATACCCACCGCGATCTCTATCGGCGCGACACGGGACGGCGATAGGGAGACAGACACAATGGATTGGTCGCTGGTGCTTGGTATCGGAATGCCGTCAATGACGGGGCTGATCCTTTTGGTGCGGATGGAAAACCGCGTCACGCAGTTGGAGAAAGACCGGGACTCCGATCAGCGTTGGCGGGAAACCGTGACGCATTCCCTGGATGAAATCTCCAAGAACCTCAACCAACTGATCGGCCGCGATCACGGGAAGTGAGTCATGGAAGGCCGCTCACTCGGTCCCATGTTGATCACCGCCCCGACTGACGATCAGCGCGTCTACGAAATGGCCGTGCGGATCACCCGCGCGGAGGCGTCAAGCGCCTTTGAGCGCAAGCCGTGGATACGCATCAGCGCCAACATCGACACGGGCGAAGTGACGTTGGCGGCGGGTGTCAAAGTCAAACGCAAACACACAGATGAAGAGGATGGCGCATGAGTCTTGAACTGGCACGGAAAGTCAACGCGGCTCACCCGCAGTTATTGCTGACGAACATCGCCGCGACGTGTTCGCAGTTTGTCGATTACCTGATTGTTGAACTGAGGGCGGCTGGCCACGTCGCCTATCGTGTCGGCAAGACCGCGGGCGAAGGGCAGTATACGCCCCCAGGCTTTGTCCCGCGCCTCGTCAAGGGGCTGGACGGCAAGGACTACATGATTACCGGCGTATCGCATGATGCGCTCTGGTGTGACGGCTTGCAGTTCGATACGGTGGCGCAGGGCAACGACTCGCCCGATCCGATCGGTATGCCGGGGCAGCCGGTGTGGAACCCGATCCCGCAACAATATTGGCGTCCGCAGAATCCGCCACTGGTGAACGATGGCCCCGCGCCGATTCCGGTGCCGCCACCCGCGCCGGTGATTCCGTATCCCGGTGATGTGTTCTTCACCGAGAAGGTCGGCATCCCGCTCCATGCGGATTACTCGCAGGCGGGGCAGTTGATGAACGCCGGCAGCGCGACGTGGTTGGCCCGCACGATCTGGGACATCGCCAAAGAGGGGCTGTCGCCTGAGGCGTCGGTGCAGAAGCACCGCAACGAGTGGAGAGCCGCGCTCGGCTTGCCGCCCCTGTGAAGCTCGGGCCGTGGGAACACAGCGGTTTCGAGCCATCCCTGTGGGCGATGCTGTGCTGCGCGCTCTTTGGGCACAAGGAAAACGACAATCACCCGCGCGTGGTGGATTGCGAACGATGCGGCAGTTTCCGTCGCAAGTTGGGATCGCGCTCGTGAGCAGCTTCACTACGCCCCTCCTGATCGAATACCTCGATGGCCGCGAGTATCGCCTGCTGTCGGGATTTGATTACGTGACGGACGTGGAGCAGTTGGGGTGCATCCGTGTCCCGGCGGGCTTCCTGACGGACTTCGCCTCGATCCCTCGCGGCTTGTGGAACCTCATGCCGCCCACGGGGGAATACGGCAAAGCGGCAGTCATCCACGATTATCTCTACCGCTGCACGCTGCTGGATCGCAAGGTGTGCGATCAGATTCTCATGGAAGCGATGCAGGTGTTGGGCGTGTCCTGGTTCACGCGCCAGATGATTTACCGCGCCGTTCGGCTGTTCGGTGGCTTCGCACGTAAAAGGATCAATCCTGATGAATCTCTGGCAAAAGATCGGTAAGTGGGCCGCGGAGCAAGCATTCCTGTGGGGCTACCAGAAGATCGTCCAGCACAAGACCGAAGACCTGCACCCGAACGTGCAGGCGATCGTCTGCCCATTGACACCAGCGGTTCGTGCAGCGGCCAAGCGTATGCCGGTGAAGCGTCGGCGGAACTAGTGGCGCATGGCCGCCAAGCCCCTCTCGCCTGATCAGTTAAAAGCCGTGATCGCGGCCGTGCGGAACCACGGCTCGATTGCTGCGGCGGCGCGCGCCTTGGGCCTGCCACGCGGGACGATGGACGCCCGGTGGAACCGCGCCAAGCAATACGCGCAAGCCAACGGGATCAAATTGCCCGCCCTCGCGGAGACGGGCGTGGTCGAGAAGTTGCCGCCTGATGGCTTCGCCGTGAAGGGCAACGCGGCGGAAGTCAGCCGCATGACGCCCGAGCGGGTCAAGAGCTTGGCCGACCTGATTCGCGTGTGCGAGATCGACACGACCGAATGGGAAGTCGAACGCTACATCTGCAACAAGTGGGAAGTGGGCGCGAAGGTCGGCCCGCAAGACACCGCCGAAGTCAAGGTCACACCGCTGTTCCAGGTCAAGGCGTGGCTCAAGCGCAAGGTTCACATCGTCGCGGCCCGCGCAGAGATCGAGACGTTGCTGGCGGATGCGAAGAAGCTGGCCCCGGTGGTTAAGCGTCTCGCCCCGAAGGCGCCGAAGTCCGGCTATCTGCTCGAGCTCAACATCGCCGACCTGCACAACGGCAAGCTGGCATGGAACGCGGAGACGGGCGGGCACGGCAATTACGACGCGAAGATCGCCGAGGCGATCCACGATGCCGCCGTCGAAGCGTTGCTGCAACGCACGAGCGCGTATCGGTTCGATCAGATCGTGCTCGTGGTTGGGAATGACTTACTCCACGTTGATTCGCGGTCGAACACGACCACGGCTGGCACCCCACAGGATACCGATTCGCGCTACCACAAGATGTTCCTCTCAACGCGCCGGATGATCCAGCGAACCATCGAACGGTGCCGCGAGAAGGCGGCGGTGCGCGTGGTGATGGTGCCGGGCAATCACGATCGAGATTCCGTGTGGCATCTCGGCGACTCGCTGTCGTGCGTCTACGAGAAGTGCGAAGACGTGACCGTGGACAACGCACCCACGCAACGGAAATACATCGAGTTCGGGCGCGTGATGCTGATGCTGACCCACGGCGACAAGGGGAAGCGGCCGGACTATCCGTTGCTGATGGCGACTGAGCAGCCCGACATGTTCGGGCGCACACGATTCAGGGAAGCGCACACCGGCCATCTACACCAGACCCAAGTGCAAGAGTGGCACGGCGTCCGTGTGCGGATTCTGCCGTCACTAGCCGGGGCGGATGCCTGGCACGCGGAGAACGGCTACGTGGGCAACCTTCGCGCGGCCGAGGCGTTCATCTGGAACGCGACCGAAGGACTGGTCGGAACGGCGTATTACACGGTGCCGATCGAGAGTGCCGCATGAAATACGTCCTCGCGTTCTGGGCCATCGTCGGCGGTGCGCTGCTCGTCTTTGGTGGCTTGATCGCCTCCGATGCCAAGGGGCGCATGGTGCTGAATGTCGTGAAGGAACCGCGCTTGCTCACGGTGATCGTCGGCCTGCCCGATGTGGATGATCGCTATCGCTGGTTGAGCGTGCATGGGTGCGCGGCGGCGGTGACGGAATCAGGCGCATTTTGCACGGGCGACTTCGAGCGCGAAAGCACCCAAGAGATTCAAGGCCGCAAGCAATACCTGATCGTGTGGCGCGATCTTCCGGGCGGCACGATGTTGCTGACGGCGATGGCCTTCGATGTGAATCATCGGCTGCTGGCCTCGCAACGGCTGACGGTCTTCAGGGGGTTCTGATGCGCGCGGTGCCGGAACTGGTGCGCGTGGTGCGTCAAGACGGGGAGTCGCCCGATTGCGCGGTGGCCTCGTTGGCGATGTTCTGTGGTGTGGGCTACGGCGAGGCGTTGGCCGCGTTTCCGAAACCGCACCGCGTGATCAGGGTCGGCGCCTATCTCACCGAACTGCAATCAGCGGCTAAGACCTTCGGGATTCGGACGAGGCTCCGCAAGCGATTCGACATCGAAGAAGACACCGGCATCCTCCACGTCAGCGGCAAGGATGAGCACCTAGTCTTCCTGTGGGCGGGTCGCATCATTGAAGGCAACGGGGAATGCTGGCTCAGTGCGTTGTCGTATCTGACGACGTACGAGTATCAGCCGAAGACGCTGGTGGTGGCGGTCGAATGATCGCGCGCGCCCTTGCAACGGTGGCGTGGGCGGTCGCATTGTCGATTGTGGCCGTGTTGGGGTTTGTTGGCGGGCTGTTGATCCAGCTCGTCGCGGCGTTACTGCCGGCGGTCGAGTGGCTGGCAAACATTGGGGATGGTGAACGATGAAGGAATTTGAGTCAGGCGCAAAGAGCAGCGAACGCAAGCCCGCCTATCACCTGTTGCCGGTGGAAGGCGTCACGCGCGGGGCCATCCGCATGGGCGAAGGCGCAGCGACCCACGGTGATCGCAACTTCGAGAAGGGCGCGAACGACCAGACGTTTATCACCGATCGCAAGAATCATCTGATCGAACACGCGATGCTCTACGCCCACGGCGATCGATCCACCGACCATCTCGGCGCGATAATCGCGAACGCCTGCATGTTGGCGCGGCTGGAAGCGTTGCGCGCACCACGGCCGCAGGGTGATGGCGACTCCGGCGAGACATTCGCTGGTGCGGAGCCTGTCTAACATGGCCGTGTTATTCCTGCGGGCGTTCGCGCAAGTGTTTCTGGTGGCCGTCAACGTGTCCCAGATCGCAGCCGGTCATTATGTCGGCGCGTTCCTGGTGGGTGGCGCGATCAGTTGGATGTGGTTCGGCAACGCCAAGTCGGCGGGCCGAGCCGAAGATGCGTGGAGCCGTGGCGTGTATACGCTGGGAGCCGCGCTGGGCACCGTGGCGGGCATGTTCCTGTCACGGTGCCTCTTGTAGGCTACGGCGCGCGTGTCCCGATAGGCTGATCGTAGGCGACGGCGGCGTGATACTTCTCGCGCGCGCTCATCCCGGCGTTGCAGAATTTGATGTCCCATGCCTGGCCGTACATCAGATCATCCCCGCGGTCGGTATGCCAGAATCCAAGCGCGTGGCCCAGCTCATGGCGCACGATCCGCGGCGCCATGCCGTAGCGTTCACAGCCGCAATTCGCTTGGTAGGGAAAGAGATCAAGCGAGCCGCCCTCGACGCCCACGTTCGCCTGCCCGCAGAGACGACGATCATTGAGGGCTTGCGGGAGCCAGCGCACGGTTAGCCATCCGCGCTCACGCAAGTGTGAGCCGGTGCCGCGCTCCAGTCCGGCCAACCCGAATTTGCCGGTCATCTCGCCGGCCGATTCTTCCAGTGCGCGGGCGGTGTCATCGAGCATCCGCGTGTCGATCGCTTTGCCATCCTCATCGATCGTGCGCAGGTAGATACGTGGTGCTTGTGAAAACCGACTCAGGGCATAGACCGGGCCTTCGAAGGCGTTATGCACCAACTGCCGATAGAACGTCAGATCAAACCGCGGATCGTTCGGCGGAAATGTTGTGGTGGGCGTCGGCGCGGGAGGCGTCACCACGACAGGCGGTGTCACCACGGGCGGCGTGACCGTCACTGGAGGCGGTTGATTCACGACGACGGGGGCGGGGGTGGGTGTGGTAGGAGGGCTGGAGCAACCGGCAAAGATCGTGGCGCAGATCGTGGCACAGGCAAGAAATACGCGCATTTTCGCTCCTGATTCAGCTTCGAAGGCTGATGCTCTATCCAACTGAGCTACGACCGCATGTCGAGCGGGAATCACTGTTTCCGTGGTGTTTTCCCACGCTGAAGTGATTGTACTGCCGTTCCCGTCTTTTCCCCTGAATTACCGCGTTTCGCGTGAATCGTCATGGCACGGAATCGTGGCACGGCCTTGATGGTTTTCGTGGCACGCTCCGACACCGCCCCTTTCGCATAGCGGGCGGTCTGCTCAAGGGTCGCGTGCATACCTAATTCCGACACGGCTTTTAGATCGCCGGTTTGCCGGTAGACCTCGGTCAGAAATGAGTGTCGCAGATCGTAGGGGCGCGTCCCTTCAGGTACAGTCACGCCGGCCGCCTTGATGCCGTGGTTGAGCGTGTTGACCAGTTGGCGATTCTGAAACGGGCCGAAGGCGTTCAAGCGTTGGAACTCTTTGAGAACCGCAATCCCGGCGTTCGATAAGGGTAGCTCGCGGCCTTCCACGCCCGCGCCCTTGCGTCGGGGTCGGACGTAGATGATGCCTTTTGCCAGGTGGAGATCGGCAGGCCGCAACTTGGCGATCAGGGTTTGGGGCAGGCCGGTGTAGGCCATGACCTGGAGGCGGACTTTAGAGAGGGACGGCTGCAGGGCCTTGAAGATGGCTTCAATCACGTCGTAGGGCAGCGCACGGGCTTCTGGATAGTGTTCTCGGACGGCCCGGAGCGACAGGACGGGGTTGTAGCCAGTCTTCCCGTTCATCGTCTGATAGAACGCGAACAACTCGCGCCGGATGTGGTTTTTCGTGGAGGGTGCTTTGTCGATCTGGGCGAAGACTTCCTTCACTTCCACATCGGTGATCGTGTTGCGGGCGCGGGCGGCGAAGACGCGCTCCCAGTGGGCCAGATAGCCTTCGGCGTTGCGGCGGTGGGTCGGACTGTTGATGGTCTTGAGGTAGCGGCGGATGTCGGCGGCGAAGCTATCGGTGGGGTCGAGCGTGGCGGCGGCGCGGTTGTGTTCACGCGCTTGCACACGCTTACGCTCTTCCCGATACCAGGCGGCGCCACGCGTCGGATCGTAGCGTCGGCCTTCGGCATCGTGCCGGAACTCTCGGGGTTTTCCCTCGACGGAGACAATAATCGCCACACCGAAGCGATCTTTGTAGACGCCAGTCGTGAGGCGGTCGCGTTTACGGTTGATCATAGACGGCCACGAATCTCGATCCTCTCACCTGACCTCGGCTGTCACCGTGTGTCGTTACACTCCAACACAATTCACCTTGCAGCCTCACCTGAACCCGTTGTAAAAGAGTGTCTCTCTGTTGTGTGCAAGTCCCCCTCTTGCCCCTGTTGATATGGAGTCGTGGCAATGCCTGTCGTGTCGTACACGGATGATGAGTATTTCGTGCATGAACTGTGGAAGGATTGGCTATCGGTCGAGCAACAGAACGCGATGCAGCAGCTAATTATTGCGCTGGCCGTGGCTAATGGTGGTCCTTCCGAGCGGGTTTTAACGGTGGCGCTTTCATCAGATTCGTTACCGCCTTCGTCGTCGTTGGCGGCTGGCCCTTCGCAGCCGTCACCAGCGGTGCGACGTGCTCGGGCACCCCTTCCGCGATTTGATGAATCCGAGCCACCGTGACGCCGAGCGCGGTGGCGACCACCTTCAGCGTGGTGGGCTTCGTCTGATCGCCGCCCTCTTCCAGGCGCACAATGGTGCTCTTATCGATCTGCGCGGCATCGGCGAGATCGACCTGCGTCCAGCCGCGCCGCTCGCGCAACTTCCGCACGACATCCCCCACCGTCCAAAACGTCTCGGCCATCCACCTGTTTCCTATCAGAGTCCAGACGCGTCTGTAAATCCTTATTCGGCAACGTGTTATAAAAATCGCTCGTAAGCGTTAAATATTGCTTGCATTTCGATTTCGACGGGTCTATAGTCTCGTCTTGTGACGCAACAAAAAACGCTTTTACGCAAACTTCGACGCGACCGCGAGTGGAGCCTGGACTTCGTGAGCCTGAAGACGGGCGTCAACGTCTCGACCATTTCGCGGGCCGAGCGCGGGCTGATTCAACCCTCGGTGGATGCCACGGCGCGACTCGCCAAGTTTTTCAAGGTCGCGCCGGATGCGCTCCTGAAGGATGCGGCGTAATGCAGCTCGCGTCTTCCACGATCAACTGGCTGGCCTACAAGCCCCTGCTGACCTGTGACGACCTCACGGCGATCTATCCCTACACCCTCCGCTCGATCCGCAACATGGCGGCGGCGCGCAGTCCCAAGATTCCGACGCCCTGCGGCACGCGCCCGTTTGTGTTCCGCCGGGACGATGTGAAACGCCACTACGAAAGGTTGGCCGCATGAATCAGCATCCCTTAGATCGACCCGTGGCTAGCGATCTCAGCTATCGCGTCTTTGAGTTGCGCCGTGAGCGTGGCGAGCTGGGCGCGGGTGTCCTCAACAGCCGCAATGAGCGTCTGTATGCGATCCCCTCGTTGATCGCCCATCGTCGGCGGTTCGTCGCGGACCCGGATCAGTTCTCGACGGATCGGGCGCGTGTCACGCCGCTCTCGGTCGCGGTCGGTGAGCGGGATTCCGAATAGGTCGGTATTCATCATGTCACCCATGCTCGCTCAACCGAACTTGC